GCTTCTACGAAGTGAATAGACTTCTTGCTAACTGTCGTGTTCTTCTTACCGCGTTGTACACGGTCAGCAACTTCAACTGTAACTTCTTCTAGTTTTTTAACAGATACTTCACCCATTTCAGCGTCAACAATTGTCTTGGCTGAAACTTCGACTGGTGCTTCGACTTTGCTCATCTTCTCGATAAGGGCATCAAGTTTGCTCATCTTCTCATCAACTTGGCTGTTAGCTTTGTCGGCTAACTTTGTAGCTAGTTCGTCAATGGCTTTCTCTTCGTCCTCATCACCCTCTTCAGCTTTAATATCAGCTTCGATGGCTTGAAGTGTCTTGGCTTCTTCATCAGTAATAGTACCTGCTGCTTGCTTTTCTCTTAATTCTTGTAGTAGACCCATTATAAGTCTCCTTTCAGATTGGAGATTAGCTTTTCACTAGTTCTCTTCATTAGTTTTGCTCGGTCAACCGTCTTCGGACTTTTGGACTCTACAATAAGTATGTCCGCAGTCTTAGCCAGTAATTTTACTGACTGCAATCTCTTGCTAACGACTTCCGGCTTCGACCCTAGCGGTGCGAGGTGTTGCAGCCCCTTTACCGCAGATTCAGCTATTTCTTGCGTCTTAATAATCTGTTCTTCAAGCTCTGCAATTTTACTCTTAAGCGTTGCGACTTCGTCTTCTTCTTTGGCATCTTCTTCTCCTATTAGATTCTTAATAACATTTTCCTTGAATCCGGCACCCTCTAAACTTTTGGCAGCGAGCAAACGTGCCTCTGGATTAGCCGGAACCGAAACCAAAGAAATCTCAAATAATTCTGCCTTAGTGATGGCATTTCCGTCCATCTCTAACGCTCTGAACCCTACTGAAAACGAATTAAGGATGCCTTCTTCCATTAGCTGTTTGGCCGCTCGGCCATACTCGGTAGCAGTTGAAATAATGCCCTTAAACTTCAGCACAGGAGTCTTGCCTGTTTTGTCGAGCCACACTCTTTCGGCTTTACCTAATGGTTTTTCGTGATCGTGCATCCACAGCAAGATTGGGTTTTTCTTAAAGTTAGTTAGACTCCAGCCAGCTTGCTTTACAACTTCGCCCTGACGATCTTCTACTTCACTCGATGCAACGGCAGTAAAGTAATCGTCTGCCTTCTCTTTAATCTCTGCTTTTGTATATAGTGTGTTCATTGTTCTACCTTTACGTTATTAGTAAACCTTATTCTGCATTTCCGTCAACAACCCTAAGTTTGTCATGAGTGGACTTCTTGTGTTCTTTCTTGAGCTGCTCTAACTTAGCAATCTGTTCCGGTGTCATTTTATCTCGGAGTCCTTCAAGGCAGTTAATTATAGATTGTGTGTCCATTTTTATCCCATCATGTTTTTATAAATATCTATTGTGCTAAAGAATACGCTCCCAGCCACAGGTGGGTGTGCAACTGCCGACCCAAGCAAGAAGTCCGTAAACGAAGCCCCGTATGCGTTGAAGAATAGGAAGCTGTTACCATGACCAGATATGTTATTAAGCGTTGGAACCCACATCTCATTACCGCCACCAGAAGTAGACATTGCACCGAAGTTACCGGGTTGCGGAACTTGGTCGCCAAAGTCTGGTATTGTGACTGGCATATCAGCAGCCAGTATAGTGATAGGGAGCGAACCAATACTCATACTTGTGCCAAAGGTTATCTGTATTCTTAACCTAATTCTTTCACTATCCTCAAGAGCGTCCACTCGACAAGAGCCGCCAGTGCCGAGATTTACAGCACTACCAAAGAACTCAGTAACAGTGACATCTGTATCAACGGTATATACCATTCTTGGTTTAGCGGTGTGCCAACTACTCATACACCTATCCAAAATACTTTCTGATTAGCTGATGCCGCTATTGCATATAAAAGGTTAGAGTTGGTCACCGGTAGGGTTATTGACTCGCCAGGCTCTAATGGGAAACCGTCCGTAGCTGCTGTGTCGCCGTCAGTAACATCTGAGTTACCTATGTAAACCGTGGCGGTGTTGTCTACTGCTGATTTTACGGTGACCCCAAACTTAGCCGCAAAAGAAGTAGAAGTTATTTGTTCTGCTGTGGTGTCTATGTCTAGATTCGAGCCGTGGTCAAGAGTAGATGAGACTGAGCTGGTTACGTCTACATCTCCAATATCTACGCCTGAGTTAGCTGATAGTTTACCGATAGCATTCGTACCTGCTGGCAGTGCTGGGAGTGAAAGTACATCTACGTCACCTATATTATTTGTGCCAGCAGGGAGTGCCGCCACCACATCAACCTGCATTTCATTACCAGAGATAGCGTTGTCTAGCAATCCGAGACTAGTGTTAGCTGTGTCCAGCTTAGTGTTAGTGGAAGTTACCAGAGTCTCAAGCCCGTCCACATGACCAATAATCGTGTCCTGCTTGGCACTAGTAGCTAGGCCGATTGTATTAGCCGTTACGTCTACGTTCTGAGTACCAGTCGGTGTGGCTGTTACTGTTCCTGTAACCGTAACATCATTATTAGTGCCTAGATTTACTAGAATACCATCTGTTGTAGTCGCAGGTATAAGAGACACGCTACCATCTGTGCTGATAGCTAGTTTTATTATCTGGGCATGTCCAGTTGCACCAGTGTCGTCTGTTGCGGCTTTAGCTGTGCTATCGCCAGCACCAGTTAGGGGAAATGTTACGCCGTCAGCCATCTCATGCCTCCGTGAGTATTAAATTGAAGTTACGCCTGTAATCAGATCCTTTTACAAAGGACTGCTCAACTAAATCTACATGAACTCTTGTCTCTGCTACCACATAGTTGTTTTGAATAACCTCGAATAGAATCGTTCCTGAACTTAGATACTGATTGTACTGATTGGCTATGGTGTTGTAGTCAGCCTGGCTGCAATTCACATACTCTAGATTCCATACCCTACTGTCCTGAGAGAAATAATCAGCGTTAACATTGCCACTCATCGTTCTCATTAAAGCCATGACGCTGCTTCTGCTCTCATCAAAGCTTGTGGGTGACTTAATTCGTGTACCGTTAAGAATATAGCCACTGCCAACCGCTACTCCGCTTGGTTGCCAAAAGAGAAACAACATTATTCGTCCTTAAGGATTGGAATTATACTGCACCTACAATTAGGGTGAATTGGTGGGTCGCCGTCAGCCCACTCGCTACTATCATAGAAATTACCTTTAAGAGATACCGTTTTGCCATCATAAGGCTCACATTCAGGACACGCACCAGGGGATACTAGCCATTGCTTTCCTCCGACCTCACCAGATTGCTTCCAGGCATCTACCGCACTAATGTTAGAAGCTCTTAGTACCTCTGTTCTAGTAATCCTCTCGGCTTGCATCTTAGAGTAAGATTCAAACTCTCCTCTTATACTTCTTGATATGTCGGGTATTGATTGGCCTTGTGCCACACCGTTTGTTATAAGGTCGATCAACTTATCTTTATCTGTACTTACCATAGAACTGGCAAACATCTCTACACGCTTCTCTATAAGCTTCCTAACGTCTGTTGGGATGTAAGGTTTGTTTGAGCCTATTAGGTTCAGTGCTTCATTGCCTGATTGAGCTGCAAGCTCCATCAGTAGGGGAGTGAAGTCTAATGTCGCCTCTACAATTATCTCATCTTCTACAAACAAAGCCTTCTTCTGCATATCAGCTACTTCGGCTGGCATTGCTTCCAAAGCTTTATCTACCATGCGGTTTATAAAGGACTCAACTTTATCCTGAAAGGCTAGCTCTACGGTTTCAACTAGTGCTATTTGTTTCTGGTAATACTTTTGTATCTTATCAGCACTTAATCGCTTCTCTACCTTTTTGCCCTTGACCATTTTCTCAGCCACCGGACGAACAAGTTCTTTAATCTTTTTATACTGCTCTACCTGTTCCATTTGCTTTCTAACAATGTGGTCAGTCTTGACGTATCGTAGGGCCACAGGCTCACCCTGTAACTCATCGCCACCGTCTATTCTCTCAAGCCCCAACTCTTCTCTTGCTTCGTTGGTCGTGATTATATCCGCACCATGTAATGCTGTAATCTCGGAAATCTTTTCTGCCTCATCTTCTTGGACAGGGTCTTTGAACCCTAGTAATAAGTTCTGTCCATACAGGGGAACAAGAAACTCATTAAGAGTGTCAGTGATGCCTTTCATATCTGGTCGGACGGTCTTACGCATCCAGGACAACATAGAGGCTTCAGCGTTGGCTCGGTTCACATCATCAGTAATTCCCAAAGCAGTCTTAGTGTTCCCGAAGATGACCATTATCTTATCTCTCAACCACTCTTGTTGTTCTAGGAACTGAGCGTCTTTATTGGACATTTGAACCGTCTTAGGCTCAACTCCACCACTGAATATAGGTACTTTGTAGGCGTTTTGCACTCCACCGTAGGTGTTTCTAAACTCGGAGTGTAGTTGTTTCAACTGATCATCAGTTAAAGACTTCTCGGTAGTAAGCATCAGCTGGGCTATCAAACCTCGCTCAAACAGCTTCTTATTGGCCTCTATTGCCATTGTATCTGTGTCTATGGCTTCAGCTGCGGCTTCGACTGCACTTTTACCTCGATAAAAGTTTCTAGGGTTAGGTACTTTGAAGTGGATGATTTCTTCGGGAGTGTACTTAATCTCAATCGGATCGCCCTTAATCGTATCCTTGTAAGTGTATCCCTGAATGATTCTTTGACTACCCTCGGCCTTGCCTAGATCTATTGTTACTTTGTCAGGGGGCAGGATGAATATGTTATTTATTACTAGTCCAGTTCTGTCTATATACCAGAACGCGTCACCAGCTAACTTCCTATGCGACTGGGTAGTGTAGAACCCGTCATAAGCTGATGTAAACTCGTTGAACTTATCCAGTGCGTCTAGTAATGGATGGGAGTATAAACGATCATAAATCACTTCATCTCTTACAGTTCGGACTCGGTACAGTTCGAATTCGATACAAGCTACTTCCTTAGCAATGACATCGTTGTTCCTATACACCCAGCCTTTATTGGCTTCCAGTACTTTAGAGCTTACCTGTGTCTCGTCTACTAAGGGGCGTGATGAGAAATCTAAGAACCCACCAGTAATTGACTTGGCTTTCTTTTCTACTTCTTTTATAACTTCGACCACTGTACTATCAGCGTCTTTGCCTGTCTTGATATCACCGATGAATGGTAGTTTTAATTTCATAATTTATTCAGGCCAGTAATCCTGTATTCTGCCAGCTTTATCTCTGACAATATCCCTCTCTTTATCTTGAGAAACCGTAACGGACGATATGGAGACTTTTGTTTCACTCCACTTGGCGTATGCCCATTCAGCTAATGCCCATGAATCCGGATAATCGTCATGTGCTTCATTAGCGTCAGGGTGATGAACGCTCAATAGCTGTCCTTTGAATTCCTGCTGAAGATCCAACATCTGCTGTCGAAACTTCTCACCATGTTTTTTATCTCTTTTTGGCAATGTCGTCAACAACCCCTTAATAGATAGCTTGAGGTTGCGGTACATATTATCTTTTGAAATTGAGGTGAACTTCATTGCATACAGTCCTGAGTTCTCATCTTGAAACTTAGTGTGTGATACGAACATATCGGTAACTGGATCACCCACTCCGGTACTGTCTATCGCTAACGCCACTACATTATAATTCCCCAGGAAGTGCTTGATTATATCGAACTGGTCTTGATAGTTCTCGCCTCTAAGTTCCAGCCAGTTGAGTATTTCCTTTTTCTTCCTAGCCTCATTCCACCTGATTATCGTAACCACTGTACTATCGGGATGCTTGGCTACGTCAATCCCTGCAAAGCAAAAGTCTTTCTCGTTTCTATACGCCGGACTTCTATCGTCATATAGTGCGTCCAGCTCCTCTTGAGTAGTAAACTGGCCTGTACCAATCTGCCATTTCCCAAAATATTCTCTTTGTATCTCGTCAGCGTCTAGTCCTTGTTCTTCTATGTCTGACCTAACACTTTGTTCGTAAATTAAGTGCATGGGGTCTTTTGTCTGCTCGTAGACCTTCCGCCTCTGTGGTACCACGTCATCGAAGTACACCTTGATCGTCTCGGACTGTTGGCTCAATCGGTAGAAGTGGCATATTTCCGTACCAGCTTTACCGATGTAAACCCTCGGAGCGTTGGTGACCTTGCCCATAGGCCAAATACTATGTTTTACAATCTTGTCCTTGGCTACCTGGGCCTCGTCTATAATGATTAGGTCTAGGGTCAATCCTTCAATCTGCGATACCAGGTTAATTGGTGCCACCGCTGCACTTGAACCATCGGGCATAACAAGCTTCTTAGCGTTCTCTTCTTCTTTAATGTACTGCTCTTGTTCGTTACTTACTTCTAGAAGAGTGGCTTTAGCTTTTCTTAGCGAGTTACGCATAATGCCATAAGATATTTTGGCTTGGTCGATCTGAGCCGCGAAGATGCCGATCTTGATTGGTCTGTTAAACATTATTGGTAGAAAGGTTAGTATGAACTCACAAGTATGCCCCACGGCGTAGGTCTTACCAGCCTGCCTACTAAGCTCGATGGCTATCTCTACCTGTTTAAGTTTCTTAACATCTTCTTCTGTTGCTCCAGCCGTGATGCGTAGATTATCTAACAAGGCTTTTAGTATCTGATCTGATATTTCTTCTTGATACGGATAGAAGGTCAGGCCATGCTGAATAAGCAGATGGTCGGCTCTAAGCTTCCGGAGTTTGTCCAGCATCATCACCCTCGCTAATCAATCCGTACTTAGATAGTATCTCTTTCCTGGTATCTGACACTTTGGCATCAACTTTTATAGCTGGGTTGATACCTAGCATCTTGAGTCGAGCCTCCCACATTCTCCAATCCTTACGCCCTGCACCTTCCATCTCTCTAAGGGTATTTTGTATCCCTCGGCGTATTGCTTCCTTAGCTTCGGGCAGTTCTTTCCAAGCAGTTATAGTATCCTGGTCTACTCCAATAGCATCTGCTATCTCTTTCCAAAACGGTTGCTGGCCTTCTTCAATTGCCATTAAGAACTTCTTAAACTCCTTCTCCTTATATATCATCCGAATTGTCCTCATTCTGTGTTATTGTGGCTTCTACAACATCGTTGAAGTCTAGCTCGTTTAATAAGTTGGCTAAATTGTTCTTTTGATACTCCCCTAGTTCAAGGCTAATGACATAACTTCCATCAATCTTTGGGCCTCGGATAGTTACCTTGTCAGCTATTAGTTTTAGTTTCATTGCGATGAGCCCTTATCTTTTAGTGAAAAGTTGGGAGTGTGTAGAGCTTGAAAGGAGTGCTATATGAAAGAATTCAACAACGCTGTTCCCTACACGCCCCCTTTCTGTTCGCTAAAAGCATCACAATTTATCACCTCGGATCATCTTGTCTCTAAGCCATTCAATGAACCCTTCAAAAGTGTTGCCGTAAGGTGTACCAGTGTCTTGGTAGCTCTGCCATGCTTTTACTAATTGTTCAAGAGATTTCATCTATGAGTCCTTTCATCTGCTTTACAGATTCCCTAACATCGTAATCTTGCTTTAGCTTATCATACACGGTATTAACAGCCAAGTTCCTTGATGATGCGTCCATTAGCTTGTCTAGTTGTTCTGCGTCCACTGCTACCGGAAGCCCTAAGAGTTGTGCTATTACTGTCTTGTTCTCGCTCTTAAACCTATCCTGTGGACGGTTCATTTTAGGTAGTACGCATATATCTGCTTTCTGTATTTGTTTATAGGCGTTCTCATCGTACTTAACAAACTCGTATTTCTTTTCGTACTCTTTAGGATTGGATGACCACCGTGAAGCAATAGGGTCTGAGTCTGCTACTACCTTTAACTTAAGCCCTCTACGCTCAAAGCTCTGGACAGCTAGTTTCAATGCTTGGGCGTTATGAGAATACCCAAACCACACTACCGTTTTAGCTGTGCCTTTGTGTACTTTCTTTGGTGGGAAGTCGGTCATGTCAAACCTGTCCCTTATAACTCGTACTGGTTTGTCGGTCAGTTGAGACAGAAATTCTTTTAGTGCTTCGGTAGGTACTACCACTGCATCCATAGCATCTATTGTTTGCTTAATAGGCACTCCGTCCATCCAATCAGGGTCGCATATATCTAGTATCTTTATGCCTGGAAAAGTAATAGGAAAGTCATAGTCTTTATTTGAGTAGACCTTTTGGAACACTAATACGTCAGGTTTTTGCCCATATTTATACAGATGAGCTTCAGGCCAGTGTTTTAGCAAATTGTGAACTCTGATTTTAGTCGAGCCAACACTACTCTTGGCATGGAATTGCTCCATCGTGAAAAAGGCTACATCCATCGTTTTGCTCCATCCCATTTTGGTTTGTTGCCATTCGCTACTTCGACAAGTACCTTATATAGTTCATCTAAATAATCGTCAGTCTTAAACAGCTTTTGAGCCGTTCTCTTGCCCTCTTGCCCGATTCTTATAGTATCCTCGTAGCAATGGTTAATAAGGCTGTATATGGCCTCTGTGTAGCTCAGAGGGTTATCGGGAACTATAAACCCATTCTTGCCGTGTTCAATGAACTCATCGGCGTTATGGTATTTTGAGGACAATACACAAGCTCCAGAAAGCATTGACTCCGTCCGGCTTCGGGGCATTGGGGAGTCTAGAAAAGGGTAGATAGCTATTAAAGATGTTCCTAGAAGTTCTTTGTAGTCCTGCCAATCTTCTACGTTGTAGTTTACGTTCGTGTGGATGATATCCAGTCCGGTTTTTTCTTTGACCATCCCCTTGATTGCAGTTAAGAGTGCCCGATTGTAATACTTGTCCAAACCTCCAGGGGACAGGGAACAAACAATCTTAGGTTCTTTGGGCAGGTCTAGCCAGTCGGTAGGATCCATTCCGTGAATAATAGGGTAGCCCCAGCCCCAACGTTCAACAGCGTCATAAGAATTGACGATCATAAAGTTGTCGCCGATCATCTCTTTCATGCCTTCTAGGTGCTTTTCGCCTCTGCGTGTTTGAACAGTACCGCCGTTTATAACCATATCTTCAGGGCAATATTCATCGTACATTGGTGTGCCGTGGTTAATTACTACCTTAGGGATGTCGGTAATCACCTCATTTAATTGCCTATATAGCTGCCCTTTGCCTATGTCGGGATTGACGCATTGTTGATCGAGGTGGAGGATCGCCAAATCATACTTGCCTGGTTCGTAATAATCTACCCACTCAAATTGATCTTTGGTGAGATAAGTAGCAGGGTCGGGTCGGTGTGCAAACCTACTCCAGCGTCTGACGTTGTTTCTTTGGTAGCAAAACTTCACATCATACTTCTGCGTAAGCTTAAGCATTTCGTGCTGGTGAGCTATATGCCAAGGTAAGCCGTATATTGTCAAGGTTTTCAATTCAGCCCCATTTTCCACAGTTTATTCTTCATCTGCATAATCTGATACTTTTGCAGTCTTTTATTAGAACTCTTGCCTTTAGGTTCTGCTTTTGCACTCTCGACAAACTCAATGCCAATACCTTGTTTCCTGGCTCTTGATCTTGTTTCCTGTGAGAGTCCACCGTACATATTCATTCGCTCATTAAACATTCCAAACTTTACAAAGTCATCTCTATAAATACATGATAGGTTTTCCACAAAGTCTTTAACTGCTCCTTTGTTCCCATACAGCCACACATTAGGCTTCAACACTTCCAAAAACTTCTCTACGCAATCTGACTCCATAATCATACGCTGGTCGCAGAATACTAGAATATCCGAGGTTGCTTCTATGGCTGCCATGTTTCTCGCCTTTGCAAGGTTGTATCCACTACCCCCTAATCTTATATATCTGACAGGAATAGAGACCGTACTAGCAAAATTCTTCACATTGTCTTCTTGGCTGGTTTCCCCATCGTCTACCACTATAATTTCTAAGTTTGAATGGGTTTGATTAGCAATAGCCATTAAGTTCTCTCTAGTCACTTCAGGCTTACCGGCCACTGGAACAATGACCGTAACAGGAGTTTCCGGTAGTAGTTCTCTGTATAGTTTTTGGTACATGAAGGCTCGTCTTTCGGGGTTCATGTGCTTTATAGCGTACCAGGCTCGTTGCCGCATATCGTTTAATTTTGATTCTACTGTTTTGAAATTAGAAGCTTTTTTCTCGGCAATGGGGTCGTATAGGGTTGATCTTATCAGCTCTACTAAATGGTCTACGTCTTCTGGGTCGTGGTCGTTTATCACAATAGAGTCATCGGCAAAATCAGGAATGTGGCCTATCTTTCTTGTAATGACAGGAACCCCGCAGTAAATAGATTCCAGGATAGGCATAGTTCCGCTTTCAAACCCATCCACCGAGTTACAAACATGCACACCTGCCTCGTAGTACATTTGTCTCAGCTCCTCATCGGTGCATTCTTGAGCAAAGTGTACCACTCCGGTGTCTATTATTTCCTTAAAGTATTCAGGTTGTGAGATAGCTCCCACTAGCTGCATCTTTATACCCAGTTCTTTACAAGCTTTAGCTACTGGTAGGATACCTTTTTTGCTTTCAATCCGATTCGCTACCATTATTACTGACTTATTAAACTTATAATCCTCGTTAAACTGCCAAAAGAGGGGGTCTACTACAATAGGTATATGCTCTACTCGTGCTTGAGTTATATCTTCAAGGTCTTTTCTGATACTTTTATTGTTTCCTATAACTGCTTGATAAGAGTTCCAGTCTGACTCTTTTATGGAATACGGATTATTTTGAGTAAGAACACTCGGTATCTTTTTGAGCCAGTCGTAGCGTTCTCGTAACATCTCGGCTGTCCTGAAATACTGATAGTCGATTACATCAGCTGTCCGGCATTCCTGTTCTACCCTAGCTAGTTGTGACGGATCTGGTCTTTTCGGGTGAACATCTATAACAACGTAGTCTATATTCTTATGATAAGGGGCTACAACTTTGCATAGTCTATCAATGGCTGTGCCTGTTTTGTCCGAGATTGCAACGACTTTAAGCATAGATGTTCCTTTCCAAATGACCATGTCCATCATAGCCCCACTCGTCTGGTGTTAAATCCTTAATTGTTTCCTGGATATACTTTGGGTGCTGGTGCAGTGGAATAATCTTTTGGGATTTACTAAATTTCCCCCTCTGAGCCTTTATCCATAGCTTGTAGGCGTGTTCGTCTGTTCCATCGCTACCATACTGGGTCTTACCAAAATGCCGCTTGTAAGCCCTCTCCATGCGTCCTACGTCTTCCATTACTTGTTCTTTAGTTTTGAGCAGTTTCTCATAGTTGTAAAATGGTAGTCCGGTTTCTGGTACACTCTCTGGACTAATGTAAGCCCCATCCAAAGATGGTTGACAGAGGTCTCCGCCTGAATCGAATCTAATCCTATCCCCAAAGTCTCTTTTATTGACCATGATTACCAGCCTTGATTTAAGATTGTATCTATCGGGTAGTATAAACTGGTGCTTGAAAAAACTTACTCCTGGTTCCTTCTCGTCCAGCATTCTTTGTGCGGCTTCTCTTATCGCCTTAAAGTCATTCTCATGGAATAGAAAATCAAGGTCAGCGTGGATCACGACATCGCCGGTACATTTCTCATAGCCTTGTTGGAAGTGATTGCCTATAAGCTTCCAGGAAAACTCTTGGGGCCAGGTATCTTTTCCGTCTATAACTACAACTTCATCGGCCAAGTCTTTGTAACAGTTCAACGCGTCTTCTGAGTTATCCCCTCTGAGGTCAGGGTTGGTCATTGTTGTGAACAGACTCAATTTCATAGTTGGTTCAACCTTTCTGTTAGTTCCCAATCGTAATCGTTTAGTTGGCCCCGCCGTTCTTTAACTTGCTTAATATAGTCTACATCTAATCGCTTATAGTTGGTAATCCCCATGATAATGGGTACGCTTGAACACCTGCGTGGATAATCCAGTTCTTCGCACCTGTACAATTGCGACTCAACCCTGTCTATATCTTCACGGAGATAGTCTTTAATCTTTTCTCTTAATATAGATATGCACTCTTTACCAATGAGCTGTACGCCTCCGTGGGTTCTGTCCTGCTTATACCAATCAAAGGTCATGTATTGAGTCCACCAATTCACTCCCTTAAGGTTAGGTGTGCAGTTTCTATTTACAATCACATCAGCGTCAACCCTTAAAAACGTGTCTGTGGCTCGTTCGTATATCACCTGAAGCTTCTCGGCTAGGCTAGATGTCTCATTATATATAAGCTCAACATGAAAGCCGTTTCTCTCTAACGCCCATATACAGAGGTCGGTTGTTAGTTCCCCTACGCTTGTTACATAAGCTTTCACTTAACAGCCCTCAGTATATAACCCTCCGCGTGGTCAAGATCGCCTACGGTTGGTTGGATGTCTTCAACAGTAAAGCCTACTTCTTCTAGTAACTGTTTCAGACCATGATAGGTATAGCGAACCCTATCATCTTCTTTGTGGACTTCGTACATAAATGGTTGTGATAGGTATAATGTTCCGCCCTTAACAAGGCAGCTCTTTATATTCTTTAAGAGGTTTTTTGGCTTCCAAACATGCTCAATTACTTCAATACAAAATGCAAAGCTGGCATCAACGCTAGGCAATGACATATCTAAGTCTTCTATGTCTTCTACAATATCTGCACCAACATGGTCAAGTTTATCTATCCCTATAAACTTAGCAGGGCTTGGCTTTAGGTAGTTCTTAATAGGCTTAGTTCCACATCCCCAATCAATAACTAGCCCATGCACCTGAACGTCTTTTAAGTAGTCTCGTATGCCCTCTCTATGTGCCATGACTAAACCTCACTATCCATCCACTAAAGTTATGGTCTACGCCCTTGGCTGCTCTCATCCTTTCTGTTCTGAAAGTCTGATCCCACATGTTGCTTTCAAATCTGCGAGGTATCATTTCTTCAATGGTGAGTCCTGCCGCTTCAGCAAGCTTCTTAATGCCACCAGGGAAGTATCGGAGTGCGTCATCTTCTATTGGCTGGTGGTTCGGGTAAACACTAGGGAAAGTGACCCAGGCCGTGCCGTTTGTATCTAAAAGCAAACTTATTGTTTTCATGGCTTGCATAGGGTCATAGATATAATCAAAAACTTCAAGGCAGAATATAACGTCATAATGTCTTAAATTACCAAATGGTTTATTCAAATCCATTTCTATGTCTGGTCTTGGACTATCCTTATGAGGGCTTGGCAGATCGGCTATCTTATATTCTTTTACGTCCCAGCTTTTTACCCTCGGTGGTAGTTTTTCCTGTGAGCCACCTATGTCAAGCACTGTATCAGCTTTAACATCTAACTCTGCTAACCACTGGTTGAGGGTATTACGGTAACTGCTTGACATAGTTTGCCGCCTCGTTAAGTGAATCAAAAGTACCCATATCAGACCAGTAAGCGTTATTTGTCCTGACTTGACCGCCATCCTTTAGTATTTGGTTGTTGATGTCAGTGATTTCCAACTCGCCTCTATCGGATGGCACAAGTCGCTTTATTAGTGAAAATACTTTGGAGTCGTACCAGTAAAGTCCAGTTACGGCTAGGTTAGATTTTGGATTGTCTGGCTTCTCTACAATCTCGTTAGTTTCAGAATCATAAACTCCGAACCTATTAGCGTCTTTGGTTTCATGGACTATAATGCCTGGCTCAGTGAGTTTCATAGGCTGGTCGAAGTAATTATCACCCAGTATGACCGGGAATAGAGTGTGGTCAGTGAAGCCTTCAGCACATCCTAATGCTTGAGCTACTCCGCCAGCTTCCGGTTGAACCCTATATGTAAGCCTAACTCCATATCGTGAGCCATCGCCTAGATATGCGGCGAAGTCGCCTATATGTTCACCACCTGTAATTATTAGAATGTCATCGCAGTCTAGGTCTATGAGGGTCTGCAAAGGATACTCAATCATCGGCTTATTGTATACAGGCAATAAGTGTTTATTAGTGACCTTTGTAAGTGGGTGCAAACGTGTCCCATTACCACCAGCCAGGATTATCCCCTTCATAGACTCCCCATAGCTTTTACATATTCATCACCCATTCGGCTTAATGCAAAGTATTCACTTCCATGCTTTTCAAACTTACTAACTATCTCAGGGGCTCCACCAGTAACAAGCATGGCGTGAGGGTCAGATATTACACACCCACAACACAAAGCTTCAATTAAAGAATTGGAACATGCGTCATTCCAGTATGAATAAATAAAGTAGTCTGAATCACGGTAGATACTAGCAAGGGTTGAGGGGTCTTGAATCACGCCCCAGTAGTTATAATCTTCGTCCATGTAGAAATCGAAGTTGTACTCTATAAGTTCGTTAGAGAATTGACCTACTATATTTAGTTTAGTTTGTCCTCTACGCTTCCAGCTTTCCTGTTGGAATAATAGTCGTGCCATTTCCCAGTTCTTTGTTTCATCCCTATTTACCCTAGAGTACATAAATTTGGCAACTTCATTTTCCATTCGCCCAGAAGGGTTGAATATAGAAGTATCAACAGAGTTAAGTATTACGACTCCATCTCTCTCTAAATAAGGTAGTAGTAAGTTACGAGCAAAGTCTGATTGATAAATAATTAGGTTGGCTTGTTGTGCGAACCGTTTCATCCTAGACATGCCGGTATTCCTGTTGCGAGAGTTCCGTACTATGTTATCAACTCTGAGAACTATTTTCTTTCCGTCAGCTTGGGCCTGATCTACTTCTTCTTTGGTACACATTGAGGGTGAGGGGATGAGATAAATATCACACAACTCATAAGATGTAAGGTGTTCTGGGATAGCTTTTTTAATATTAGATATCCAACTCCAGCCACCGCCTGTCTTATTATCTTCCGAATGGGGTATAAATATTTTCATTTATACGCCTTAATCATTTCTTCGTGATGTTTTATCACAAGTTTGGAAGCGTCTATCTGATTCTGGTGGTACATCACATTCAATTTGGAAGCTTTGGTATCGCGGTGATACTTCTTCAGCTCATCAAGTAATTCCTCTTTTGAATATGCGGTAAGTCGTAGTGGGGTGAGACCTTGCTTTGTCCATACAATGTTAATCATGTATAAAGGTTTGTCCATCGTGCTGCGGTACTCCACTCCGCAAGTATAATAAGCTTGGGTATCGTTAGCTTTCTTGACAATCTTTTTTAAGTACTCGGTTATTTTATCCACGGGCTAACTCCTTTATAAATAATTCTACGTTCTTCCACTCATTATAGCGTGTGGCCTCCCAACTGTGCATCCAAGCCTCAAAGTCTTTGTCTTCTTCTCTAGCCTGTTCCAACAGTTTCATTCCATAATCGAGCCATGTAGAGCCTTTGTATTCCTCTCTTACTGGACAACCCATGTGGACGGCTGTACTGGCAAACAAAGGGTCGTCAGGCTCGCCTATGTGGCCTATAACGGTGCTTCTAGCGTAAGTATAGCCCGACCTCTCTACCACTTTCTTCAAAGTCTCGTTGGCGTAGCCCCTCGGATAGCAAAACTTGGTTATGTTCTGGTCGTATTTATTCTCCAGTATTGTCTTGGAGTCCTTGATCTCTTCGATGGCTTCCTCTATCGGTATCTGGGTTAGGTATCTGTGTGTGATTGTGTGGCTGCCGATCTCAAAGTTTCTTGCGATATACTCTTCGTCTTGTGGCCTCAGGGGTTCCCAGCCCTTTTGCAAACAAACCCCTACAATATCTACTGGAAGATAAAAGGTGCAATCAACTCCGTACTTCTCACATAACCGTGCAATGCGGATGTCGTCTTTTGTTCCGTCATCAACCGACAGGGTTATGTTCATACTAGGTTCGTCCTTGCAAACTCGCCATGAAGCTCTAGGGCCTTTTTGTTATATGCTTCCGCAGCAGCTTCTCTTGTATCAAATAGTCCTATATGGAGTACACGCCTAGCTACCGATATTTGAGCACACCACTTTTGACTGGTTTTCTTCCAACTAACACCCTTGTAGCCAGACTTGTTAGTAACATATTTTGCTTTGTTGAGGTTGTTCTGTTTCTGTGTGCATATTCTTAGGTTGGACTTACGATTGTCTAGCTTATTGCCGTTGATATGATCTACCTGCCGTTTGTCATTTCGCTTTAAGCCAAGTATCTCTCTGTGTATTCTTAGCTGATATGCGGTCTTGTCTGAATAATCTGACCTAACCACGTAGCCCCTAGCGGAATACCAATTATAGGCCTGTAATAGATGATCATACTCTTTATCAACAATTACTTGGTCAGCTAGACTTTTGTTCTTCATCTCTAGCCCCAACCATGTGTTGTTCGTCATTCATTGCCAAGTGTCTTTCATTGTCTTTTATCATGCCGGTCAGCATCGCACTACCAGCTATGTTCGCAAAAGCGGCTACATCTTTTGAATAGCACTTACTCAACCAGCCTCTATTATGAGCTACGCTTCTAGTGTGCATTGGATCTACCCTACCGTCTTCGCTCCAGGCTTGGTGTACGCTTATAAAATTAACTCCGTACTCATCGCAAACATCTCGCATGACATTCGCCCACGTTACCTTCAACGCTCCGTAAGTATTCTCAGCCATTTTAGTAATCTCGGCTTCTAAAGCAGTGACTAAGTGTATGCGTATATCCGGACTCATCTGCTCCCATAGTAGTTCAGCTGCTGTGGTTCGAGCTGGCTCTTCGCCTCCCACAACTAATAGCTGGTGGACTTTGGGGTTCTTGGGGTCAGGGTATTTATGCGGTGGCTGGAAGTAGTTACCCTCGCCTATATATTCCACGGACACAGCTATGTTCTTACCGGTCTCTGCTACTAGCCTATCGGTGGTTCCAGGTTGCAGGGCACTTTTAATAAGGATGTTTGGAGTCTCACACCAGCTTACAACATCTTCCACAATAGATACATCCAGTGTTCCGTCTTCTTTATAATCTGTGGGCACCGCGATGAGAGCAATGTCACATTCATTAACGGCCAGTCGTCCAGCTTCTAACGTATCTTGGCCTGCGAACATTTCTTTGGGCTCATCATAAACTAAAGCTTCGGGAAAAACTCCTTGATACGCTTGTCCTAGATATCCATTCCCAATTAAAGCTACCTGCATGACGATACCTCCTTTGGTGCTACAACTGGTGCTACTGTTTGAGATGCGGCTTTCTCCTCTACTATTTGCGAACCACACTGTTCCATTGGGATAGAATCACCATATGGGCAGCCTGTGGGATTTATTTTACATAAAGGTTCGCCATTTTTATCTGATGTTACATACGTTGTACCATCAGGACAGAGACTTTCGTCAGCCCACGCCTCATTGAGCCTATAATTGCCCATTGACATACCACCTACCAAAACTCCACCTAAAATTATTGCTAGTAATATCTTTTTCATAATCTCTCCTTGTTACTATTTATCATGTTTACGTTTATGTCAATGAGTTGTACACAGGTTAATGTTTACTACCCTTTAGGGAATTGCATTTGTAGCAGGCTGGGGCTAGGTTCGAAAAGTCGTGCACTAAATCTGGACGGTTAGATCGTGGGATAATGTGATCGACTGTAATTTCTTTCTGGTCTACCCATTTCCCGCAAAGGTAACATTCATAATAACCCTGAAAGTTTGGTGGATTCTCTCGCAGCCATTTGGATCGAGTTCTGATCCAGTCCTTACCAGCCATCTATTTCTCCTTGTTTAGTTGCTTGAGTTTGGCTCGTTGCTCTAGTCTAAGTTTATTACGTGTGGTCGCTCTAGGCTTCTTCCAGGCTACTTCAGTTTCGCCAATCACTTCCTCACAAACAGCAGTAAGTAAAGCGTTTATTTGGTCAGCGGCTTCCTGCTTTAACCTTTCATCGTCTGAGTTTATGCCCACCTGTCTGAATATATCTTCAAGGATTAAGCCTATACGTTCTGGTAGGGGTTGGTTGCCGCACATCGAACAGCCTTTTATTAAATGTTTGTGGCAGATTCCGTCTTTCGGCACCTTACTGGTCTTATTGTTGGTCTGCATTTAAGTACCTCACTATTTCGTTAATCTTTTCAATTATTAGGTGTACTTCTGGCGACATGACAGGGCTTAAACCAAGTTCTACTATTAGTGAGGGTTTAGGGGTGGGCTTGCATTTAGGGCAATCATCGTTGTAGTAGGGGCAAAAGTGTCCGGCTCGCACGCCACCCTTATTAGCTGTATCTAGGGCTAAGATTTTCTCGGTGGCACTCATCAAGTCGTACCTGCCCCAGTGGTAGTCAGTCAATATCGCCATAACCATAGCTTTGTGAAGCACGCCCCTCTCTCTAATATCGTCAGTAGATTGTTTCATTGTCGCTCCCACACATAATGTTTTAATCCTTTACAACAAATACAAGCTGTCGGTTCTTCCATACTATTCCTTTCCTAACTTAGTAGATGACTTGGTGGGGGTGACTAAGTGACTTAAGTCCTGCTCGTCTATGATGAGCTGGTTAATCTTGTAGCCTCTTACTTTGTCAGGGTCGTTACCACTATAAAGCATTGTGTTCGTGGATTTGTCTACCACGGTGAAGTATATGTCCTCACCGTCAACGTCAACGCCTACCCTGATGTCTGCATTTGGCGAAGCCCCCCCACCTTTATTGTTCTTTATCATGGTTAGTCCTCCAGCTCGTTATAATCGTCTTCAGTTTCTTCAATCACTTTCAACACTTCATCAAATATATCTGCATCACTCATCTCTTTATATCACTCCTCTGACCTTTTACTTGTGGTTTTACTGGTGGGGTGGGGTGTCCGTCATTCCAGCATGGCTTCAGACAGTACGCCTTACCACCATTACCATGTACCCAGCCTATCTCGTTCTCGCCTCTATACACGTTTTTGCCACAGACAGCACACACAATACCTGCATAGGCGTTGTGCATGGCTTTGCGGACGTGGGTGTCAAACTCTGACACGCTCATCTCAGCCTGTGGCACCCCCAACCAACCCCTTAAATGATTTCTTAATCTGCTCATCTTATATCCCTCTCTTTGTTACCATTGACATTGTTACTTGACCCGTTTATTCTAGGATTGTATATTGGTGCTCTGAATATCATCACGGATATATAAGAGAACAGCTGACCTGCCCACCCAGGTCTTTTGTTCTTTATGGGGCTATTCACTTTGCCCCCTTGAGCCACTTAACAAACTTCTCGTGTGCTTTTAGTATCTCTTTTGGGTCAGTCATCATCGATCCCTCTCTATTAGATCTGAATACTACTATGGCACTAGGAAAAGGTGCTGAGTTCTCGTGGTTGTCAAACTTTAGTCTACCTTTAATAAAACGTATCTCGTCTGCTTTCATGCAGTAGTCGTGCCACCAACGAGTGTCTGTTCGGCTAGGTATTAAGAACACCACGGTCTTGCCTTTCTGCCACTCCTCGTAGCCTTTGGCCATCCACTTTGGTAGCTCTCTGCCGTACGGAGGATTCACATAGTTCGACCCCCCCAATCACCCATAAGCCCATTTACCTTGTAATTAGGTGGACAAGGGTCGTGGTCAAAACTAAACTCTGCATCTAGTACTTGGTAGACAGACTTAGGAGTTTTCCAATCCATGCGTTGTGAACTAAAGTGTACGCTCATCTGTTTGCTCCTTGTTATCAGAATTGAGATCCATCAAGGCTTGGGCCGGTAGTGGATCGGGCAGTCCGACAAACTTGCCGTCTGTGTCATATCCTGTCAGTCTGTTGTACGCCCAGGTATGGATGTTAGATAGATCCTCATCGTTCCCGTACTTAGTCGCTTGAATTGTCTGGTAGATGATGTCGTTGATTATATCTTCTAGCTTCATAGTGTTCCGTTCTGGATATACAATCCTAATATTAAACAGAATAGTAGTATGCCTGTGGCCACCCCTAGTCCGTAGTATTCTATTTTTTGGTTCATGCCGTACCTTTCTTTAATTACACTTAGATAATACGCCTGTGCTTATACAGTGTCAACCTTTATCCACAGCTTTCCGCTTGCTCTTTAAGCCACCCCTGCGTCCGGCTTCTCTCGCTCGATCTAGGTTAGAAGCAAAACCAACCTTTAATAGTTGGCCGGAGTCGGCTGTTGTACGCCCACCCATAGACCCGATGTTTCGGTAAAAGTCCTTACCATATTTTTCTTTATTAGTCTTTGCTGCTTGCTTGCCACCCGCTTTCGATCCCGCCATTACTCTTTTCCTCCTATGAACGCTGCTGCCAATACTGCAACAACGGCTGTTAGTAAACTTTCAAATCTCAGTCCTTCAGCAGCTAGGAAGCCACTTATAAAGAACCCCAGTGTATATACTAAAATTGCTACCATTATCATCCTTTCGTTTATTTTCTCAACAACCACGCTATAAACCTCACGACTTTGTCGAAGTTTATTAACCAAAACAGCACGAACACGTCTAACGCGAGTATTCCTAGCAATAGCTTGTCCGTAGTCGCCCTTTGGTATAACTTTTCGTCTTTTTTTGTTTTCTGGGATTTGCTCATAACTTAATGCTTCCTTTATACTTTTTGATTTTCTCTTAAACCGTTTCATTTAGCTCCTCTTTCGTCTTAGCATGACCTGGTTTGTCTAACCAATCCTGCAAAGTTTCTTCATCTCGGACGAGTTGATCTAATTCATCAAAGGGTATCATTACTAGAGTAAGTCCTTTGACGTTCATTCGCTCAAAGTCTATCTCTTTTAGTTTAGCACCGTCAAAATAGAAGTTTCCAGGAATGCTAAACGTACCGTCCTTTTTTTTATATAGAAATCTTATCTCGTTGTGGTCGCCAATCCGGTACTTGGCCAGTCCTACTTTCTTTTTACCGCCGTTCCACTGTGGTGCTCGTATCTCAAACAAGGTGCAAGGCTGAGTCCGTGGCAATACTTTAGTTCGCATCTAGGTACTCCAGTACAGCCCTCGCATCATCTACGCTTTTAATACTCGCCTTGTTAATAGCTTTGTCCAGGATCTCGATCATAACTGTGCTGTCGTCAATACCTTTTTCCTTAAACTTAGCAAACACATCGGCCTTAGCCTCGTCCAATCCAGATGGTTTTGTCTGTTGGTTACGTTGCTCGTCTGTGTCGGAGTCCTTAGTATCGTCAATGGCAAACAACCCATTAAGGGCGTACTTACGAGCGTAGCTTGAAGCCGAGCCAGTGATCTGCGAAGCGTCCATGCCCTTTTTGGTTTCCGTCTCACGAGCGTATGCTGTTACTTCTTCCTGATTGCCATCACCGTCTTTGATCGTTGCTGTCGCTTTAATATAGTTCCATGTGCCTACAAGCTCTGCTGTGTCTGACAGCGTTACAACACAATTATACTTATGTGCAATGGGCTTCACAGCCTCTAAAATATCCTCGGCACTACGATAGTTGTAGTTGCCAAAGTTATTACGTTGCCCCTTTGGTGCTTTTAATTCCTGTTGGATCTTTAATAGTTTATCGTTCATCCCAATCTCCTATATCAAAGTTAATATCAAAATCCGATTCGTCCTGTTTGTCTATCCAGCGTGTGAGCCACGGAGACTCGCTGTATTGCTCTTTTGGGACGAGTGACCACGTTTCTATGTCCACGTCCATATCGAGCAGCATAGCCTGTATACGCAGGTCACAAAGGGTTTTATAAGCTAGTTCGTTCATAATTCCCCCTCAATCGGTGCGTCATGCCACTCATCGTGCCAGTCTTCTTGCTGGGCAGCTCGCCAGGCTTCACATTTATCACAAACTTCACGCTTCTCAACGTAGCCATAATAGTCCTCAACTTCTTCAATCTCTGAACCGTCATGGTTACAGTAGACAATCATCCCGTCTTCAGTCCGGTAGACTGTTATAAACTTAGCTGATAAGAAGCCATAGTCTCTATTATTTACTTGTATTTTCACTTTATGCCGTACCTTTCTTTAATTACACTATCATTATACGCCTGTGCTTATATTGATGCAAGTGTTTTATTTAACAGGTGTGGATAACTTAATAAGCTTATGTGTTATAATTTATTCGTTGCCAGGGAATATCCTCCTAAGATACCGCCGTACCTTTCGATCCCTGGCATTATCTTTGTGGTATAATCTATACATGGCTGGTCGTAAACCAATGGACATAACCGGCAACAGATACGGTAAACTTACTGCATTATCTATGGTGCCTGGACGTGTAGGTAAAATAACCATGTGGAGACTAAGATGTGATTGTGGAGACATTACCACTACTCGAATATCGAGTTTAACTTCTGGGAAGACAAAGAGTTGCGGCTGCTTACAAAGTAGTCAAGCAAGACAAAGCATGCGTTTTATTAAACGTACCCATGGAGATGCACCATTTCACGGCATGAAGAAGTCATCTGAGTACAGCACATGGATGAACATTAAGACACGTTGTTATTATCAGTACTCACCAACATACAAATACTACGGAGCTAGGGGCATAAAAATGTGCGAAAAGTGGCTTTATAGCTTCCCTGCATTTTTCAAAGATGTTGGCAAGAAGCCATCACCAAAACACTCACTGGATCGATTAGATACAAACGGAGATTACACTCCAGAAAATGTAAGGTGGGCTACACCAAAAGAACAGGCTAACAACAGAAGAAAAAGGGTCTGTCAATGATTATCCATTTATGTTCCGTGTGCCATAAGAAACAAGACCCTAGTATCAAGGTGCTAGGTGCTTCACATTGCAGGTGCCACCAGAAAAAAGACTTGCCTAAGACTACCTGAAGCGTTATTATCTAAACAACTATTTGTAATCGTGATTGAATACAAATAGCCAGCTATATTAAAAAGACCCCGTTCGTGGGGTCAGGCGTTGTAATCGTGATTAGCTTCATAGTATCAAAGCCACACATATAGTGTCAAGCATTACATTTTAGGTAGACAGGACGCTAGTTAGCGGACGAGGGGAAGCCTAATAATTTGCCCCTGAATGTGCGTAATGCCACGAATAACTAACTCGGCTGGATCGGCTGTAAATAGATCCCTTTGCACGCAAGTAAGCTGTGTACCTTAACAATGACTAGACTAGTAAACTCTAATTAACTAGAGTCCACCTTAGACTAGTAAAATGCAATTAACCAGGAGCTAATCCCTTGCGGTAAAGTTGTAGTTAAGACGAGTCGGTAGCCCAGAGCAAAAGTGAGGGCTTATTTGTAGTGGTCAAAGATTTACTGTTCTTCTAAAGCTTGCTCAATAGATATACGGCCAAAGATCAGTTCTCGTGCTAATAACGTATCAGGATGATCGTAGGGGTCTTGTACAGCATCATGTTCCAGCCACTCTCTCTGCTCTGCAATATGAGCAGCCTCATCCACCAACCTAGCATCTACTTCTCGCCAATCATTTATCTCACTCATCACCAAACTCCCAGGGATAATCTAAATCTGCATGGTCTACCTTAGCCACAAACCTATCCACCGTATTATTAAACTGCTCCCAATCACAATCAGATACAGAGTCCGCCACTATCATTTCAAAATCAGCCTCCACCAACTGCCCCACCAAATCATCAAAATTATCTACTAACAGGTCAGAAGCAATCCGAAATATAAACGCCCCCAGTATTTGCTCATCTGTCTCGCCAGTCTCTAAAAAGATGTGGTCAGCTCCTCGATAAGCAAAAGGGTGCATATAGATAGAAGTATTAACCGGCGTTCCCAACTTCACTCCATCACCAGTAGGAACTGACAAGATACCAGTACTAGGGTCAAACCGTAAGGTATCTGGTGCTTGCTCAGACATGCTCACCCCCAGCTACATACCCTAACTGCCTAACAAAGTTATCGGCCAAAGTAAGAGTCTCTACATTCCCCACTTCCCTCAAATATTCAACAGCACTAAAGACCAAATCTAAGCCACTGTAAGGCTGTTCTGACAAATGATGCACCATATTCCAAGCTAAGGGTCTATGAGGCCGTGGAGGGGCTTCTACGTTGGCGTGAAGCTCTCTATGGGCGTACATATCCACCTCGGCACTCAGAGTATTGCGAAGTACATGAAAAGGCTTACCGGCATAATCCCGCCGATTCCATAAGAAATGGTGGCGGTTGGTACTCATAGCTACCTACAAGTCTCTGCCGTCCACACTGGGTACAGTAGGTGGTACTACGCGAGGTGCTTCAGGAGCAGTAAACACCGGCTCATCTAAAGGTGAGTTATCAGGACTAGCAGTTCCATTGAAGACATCAGAGAACAAATCGCCCCCCAACACTTTATCCACTACAAAATTAAGTGTGCCAGCTACTAACTCTCTTACTGGCCTAACTATTTCGTGTAAATGCTCGCTCATAATTATAATTGTACTCTAGCTGTCAAATATCTACGTCAACTACTAGATTACTATGTCGCTTTCTATGTCAACTGTCACTTCAGTATAATCCGCCCACTCAATGGTAGGTGCATCACTTCTTCTAACATATTTAGCTCCACTCATACAACCACTATCCTATACCGGCCACAATGCTCATTCATACAATATTTCAAGACACTATCAGACTCAACCAGCTCTAAAATCTTATCGCATTCTTCACAGCTCATCTTATACCCTCCCTGTATTGTTAGTTGTTGAGCCGCACTTACTGCAAACAATATTATTGTTCTTGTCTTGCTTAAAATGAACACCACAACACTCGCTACTGGTAATAATTGAGGCGTTTGACAGTTCTTCGGGGCTGATAGTGCCTAGCTCTACTAGCTTGTTGATAGCTCGCTTATCTAGTTCTTCATTGACTTGCCGTTTTAAACTCATAGTAGTGCTCCTTGTAATTGAATTGGGTCGAGTGCGTACTTCATTATGTGGGCGGCGGTTTCCGGCTCAACGCAATTCCTTAGAGCCTTACGTTTGTCGATACCGCCATACTTGGATAGGTCAAAGCCTTTGCGTTCTTGTAGCTTAGCTATACCCTTGTCGTGTGCCCTATCCTCAGCCCATTTCTGAGGTATTAGGAAGTTAGTCCAGTAATAATGCCCTCCTATGCTCTGAGGCGTAATAAGGGGGTCGTAATAGCTTATGACGTTCTCGACCACATACTTGCCCTTGAAGTAGTGCTTCAAGAATATAATCTCCTCATATAACTGCATATCTGGGAACTTAGGTCGTTGCTTGTCTGGGTACTTATCGAAGTCTGTGCCACTCGATATAGCAAATCTAGGAGTAGAGTGTGTTGGACAAGGTGGGCTACTCCAAATAAAGTCAAACTCCTTGTAATGGTCAAGCAGATACTGATGTGCATCGCCCACTACTACCGTGTCGTTAGGGAAGAAATCTTGATAAATCTCTGCAATCTTAGGGTCGTTCTCCACCGCTACAATGTCATGCTCATCACCCCAAAGCTTTCTGTTGCCGCCTATGCCAGCGTATAGATTGAGTATCTTCATTTATTTCCTCCGCCCGAAGGGCACCCTTCCTTAACTTATCTATGTAACTATTGGTTGTTCCTGTGGTGTGGCGTTGTAGTACAGTTTGTATTCTTCTTCAGGTATGTGCGTGAAGGTTACGTAGGGTACTTCTGTGTATGGGGTGGGGCGGCGTTGCCACTCCTTGTCATCGACCAACTTCCATTCATAATAGATTACACCGTCCTCTTTGACGTACCTGCTCAATACAGTAACTGTTTCGCTCATTCCGCTTCCCTCCTTTTATGTAACTACTCTGTATCTACTGAGTCCAAGTCCTGAACCACAATCTAGTAAAATCCGTATACCTGCCGTTGTTCCACAAAACTCTAATCCAGTACCGCCGCCCCAGAACTGTCATACGACTGGCGACCACCCTACCTGATAAAGGCATTCCATCGTGAAACCACCTAACATCTCCCATATCAATTATCCCCTTCTATTAGCTATACCAAACATCTTCTTCTACTACTAATGGTTCGTCTGCTTCAAAGTCCGTCATATCATCCCTCCTTTTAACTTTCTTGTTGGTTGATTAACTGTCGGGAGCGGGCGACCCGAAAGTCACCCGGCACGTCAGAAAGGAGGGTAGTCCTTTATACGTGGGCTCAGGGAGCCCGCTCCAAACATTAACCAATAACCCACCCCTACTATATGAGATGAGCAGAGCGGTTCAAAGGAGTCGTGCAAGTTGAACGAAAAGAACTTGAAGGCCCTCGTCTCGCACGACTTAATCCCTTAAACCACACCGCCCACCACTGTTAGCAGAGATAGGTATGTATATTGTTTGTAAAGGTACTACTTAAAGTAAATACCCTGTGCTTATTTAATGCAAGGAGTTATGCACAGTTATAGAAGTTCGCGGACTACGAAAACAACTACAACTACTAGGATCACAATTATTAATACTCGCTCTAATGACATGCTATGCTCCTTTCACCAAAGAGGCTGAGTCGTTGTCGCCAACGCCAGCACTAGCCACGCTCATAAGTAGGGATAGAAATGCTCCACCTAGAGCAAAGCCTGCAAAGCTTCGCCAGTCTAGGTCGAACAGGTTGAAGCCCTCCGAGGCTCCTATGGCTAGAATGCCAGCCTGTGCTGCTGTCTTAACGGCTCGTTCTACTGCGTCTTTCCAAAATATACTTTTATAAATCATAATTATCCTTTCTTAAACAACTGTTCAGTTACTGGTGTGTACTTATCTCCACCACCGATCACAGGCTTTACGTCATCGTAGGCGGCTTTCTTCCAAATCTTACCACTCATCTTGTCGCCAAGACCAGCTTTTGAGGCATTGAAGTTGACCACGTCACCCTTGTTGACCCAGTGGTGCTCTACGAACTCCTTGCTATTGACTATGCCGTAAAAGACTTGCTTCCAGGGCTGTCCAATAGCTGCCGCCAAACCACTAGGGTCAGGCTTCCTGTCTAGCAGGCTTTGGTACATATTTATCACGTCACCTTCGTTCATGGGCTGTTCGCCTCCTTCTTTCTTAAACGCTTCATTTACTAGGCTTGGTGGGTACACCCACGCACCGCCCCGATTTAATATCCAATGTAAGTGCCGTCCGGCCGGTCCACTAGGTATGGTCTTACCAGTATAGCCCATCTTAGCTATTCTCTGCCCCCTCACGACCCGTTGACCATTAGAGACAAACAGTTCCTCATTGTGACAGAAACCATGTACTCCAGAGCCTCCTCGCAGGTTAAATGAATACCCACAATCACCATTATTACGAACAACAGACTCAATCACTCCATCTTCAGGAGCGTAATAGAAGATATCAGGACTAGACGAGTAATCCACCGCATTATAGTTACCGTGCTTGCCTTGGGTTACTCCATTCTGAGTTGGTGCTTGCATGGACTACTCCTTCACGGAAAAGTCTTCACTCTTCCAAGTTTTGATTATGTTACGGACAGGGTTTACTTCGTAGGTGTTTTGGAACTCAAAGTGGCAGACAGTACCAGCTTCAACATCATTAGGTAGGCTGTAAGTATCTTGGACTCGTACAAAACTGCCTACTGGTAGAGAAGCTTTGCCACTAGGAACCATTGAGCCAATAATATATATCCGTCCGTTATCACAGAGGATTGCGTTGTAAGTCTTAACAGGGTAGAGGTTGTACTTAGTGATGTGCAGCTCCATGACTATCTTCTCGCCAGGGGCAATCTGTTTGTCGGGGTTCAGTATCTTGATAGGCTCGTCAATGTCAGCCGTCTTATAGGCGTTGAGTGTCCAGTATAGGAAGATAGCTACCAGTAGTGTGCTACTTACAAAAGTTACTATCGTTATAACTCGCCAAACGTGTTTATTTATCATGTGTCTGCTCATTGTTTTGCCAATACCAGTTGTAAGACTGCCGTCACAACCGCCCCTAATATTAAGAGCACCAACCACTTACCGTAGTTGTTCACTGTGGCCATGTTGCGTTCCAACGCCCCCACCCTATTTTCAAACTTTTCATTACTAACATAGTTGTGGTCTACCTTATCAGTCAAATCGTCAATGGACTTTTTAATATAGGAAATATCTTGAGCCATTAAAGCTACTTGAGTGTCTTCTCTGACCGTTCTAGTAGACTTCGTGGTCATAGTATTGCTTCCATACTATGTTCTGCTTATTAAGTGACCAGTGAATCCGGTCGTAACAACAGTGAACGTACCACTAGAGTTCACTACGTATAGTTCAATGTAATCGGTTGCAGTTAGCTGAATATCAGAACTCGCCACTGAGGAAATGGTTTGTGCCCCACCGGTAATCTGGAAAGCCGTACTGCCCTTCTTATATATAGAACCATTCTTATACAAAGCACAATCAAATATAGAGTTGTTGGTAACTAACATGGCTAAGTGCCCATCAAAATGGTAGAAGCCATTTACCGGAGCAACATATCTGTAGTTAGTGGCATTGTCATAGTTTGAGTTAGTGTCATACTGCTCTGTATTACAACGTACTTTGGCGTTGTTCCCCAAAGAAGCATCGGCAGAGCCACTTGCACTAAACTTATACGGGTTAGAATCTACCGCTAAAAGATTTTTGTATAGGCCGAATATCCCCGTCCCGTCATTGAACGAAGCATCATTAGTGCCTAATATATTCCACTTACTTGCTGTGGGTTGTTCACCAAAAACAACGCTCCAAGATGCATACGCCATTACGCCACCTCCATCAAAAATTGTTTATCATCGGGGATAGAAAGACTTTTTGCAATTCTGTCTACACTTATAGGATCACCCTGAACTAGCTTGTCCATATCATCAGCCTCAGAAGGGGCTAACTGATTATTATTTCCGCACTGGCACTCAAAGCCCCACTTCATATCACGCCTCCACCGAAATGCTCTGAACGGACTTTTGAACTTACCCTCATAGTCTACAACTACTTGTTTCATGGGGTTGCCATCTTCAACAGTGATTACATCAAACTCGTTACAGTCTAAACAGGTTACTTTATATCTTTTCATACTTACTCCTTTTTATACTTATAATCGTTATTGGTCAACAACCTTACGGAAACAACGTCCCGGCTGCTGGGGTTGAGCGTACTTGGTAATATATGTCTATCTGTGTTGCTGCCAGACCACCCACGTAAAAGTTAAGTTTAGTGCTTTGATTGCCTGCCTTAGTCCCTGCTGTAATCTCAAGTGACACATTGTTACTGAGTGCTCCGGCATTAGTTAGAACCGTACCTTTTCTGAGTGTTCCGTTGTTGTAGTAGAAGTCAACATTTGGAAGTGTCGCTACATCAAATTGACCAAGGTCTACAGTAGCCGTAGCCCTATACCAGCTACCAGATAACGTGTAGTCACCCGTCAAAACTCTTATCCTGCCCCTATATACAACTCTCTCGGTATCCGGAGAAGTATTCTCTGGTAATCTATCTGTTGTCTGTCCGTCTATATCTGCCATAAATATATCCTCCTTTAAGGGGCGATGATGTCTCCGCTACCAATTGTACTGACCCCAATAGTAAAGTAGTTCACGGTGCTCGAGCTGGACTGAGATATTGTCAGTTCTTGAACAAACCCAGAACTCGGGTTGAGAACTGATTTAATTCCATAGATTCTCCAGTCAAGACCCCTCCAACTAATCAAATCACCAAACTGTAGTTCCGGTATTGCCCGAATTGTAATCTTCTGTAAGCTGTCTGGCTCAGAATAATTATTTAACAGTAGTTGTGATATAGAAGCAGCCCAGGTTGAATCTTGAATGTACTTATTCTCGATTACGGTAGGGTGTTCTTCGTAAGCAGTCACAGAGGAGTCGTCTTTGCTCCTTACATATATATCTGAAATCGGCTTGGCTACTCTTCCATATAGTGAGAGTTGAGTGATAAACCCGTCTGAACCAGTTGTACTACCAAAGACAATCTTAGCTGCATTGGTAAACTTGTCTACGCTTTGAACAAAGATAGAAGTTGTTATATCGCTTCCCGTTTCGTCTTGCAAGGTGTTTGCTACATAAAACTCTACTGTCTCTAGTTCTATTACGGGGTTGTCAAAGTTGACGAATATCTCTGCCCTGCCCCCTGCTAGAATCTCTAGTGGTGAGGCTAACTTAAATAGCTGTTCGGAGGGCTGCTTACCATAACGCTTAGACTTAACTTCGACTACATTTATTAAATGGTCGTCACCTGGAACTTCTGCGTTTATAACTTGAGCTGTTGCAATGATTCTTTGCACGTTAGTATAAGGAGGCAGTGACCAGTGTTGCCTGTTCCAGAAGTGAAACTTACCTTCCTCGTCTTGAAAGATGTGTCCGTTTTCAGCTTCCACCAGTTCATGTATAACCTCTGAGACTTTGTCGCCCTTCTCAAAGTACCCAAAGGGTATTACGTTTAGACCTGTGTCCAGTTCATACTGAGCCGTACTCATACCTTGATTAACAAACAACCTCTCAATAATCTGGTCTGTAGTTTGTCCTGTAAACATAACGGTCTGGTCAACGTACCTTTTGCCAAAGAAGTTTCCGTAATCAAACCCGTCTATCGATACTGAGCTGTTCCTATCATCAACCTTTGGAATACCGGATGTGATACCAGAGAACTGAGGAATGACGTTTGGAATGCCGTCTACTTCAAAGCCTGCGTTGATAATAAACGGTCGTCTTGGAAGCATAGCTGTGAATAGTTCTGAGCTACCTCCCATATAATTAGGCAGGAATCGCCTTGAGGTGTTGTCTAACTCAGCCTCCCCAGCAGCCACGCTTAGTCCACCAAGAGGGATGTTGAGGCTTCTCTCCCAGGCCAGCCCCATAACGTAATCTGATTCATCAAAGTACTTATAATTTCCAGGCCCACCTAATGCTCCAGGGTTGATTCCGATAACGTCATCTCCACCAATCGTAGAAACACCAATAGTAAATGTCCTGTTTCCTAATGTGTCCTCTTTTTTCCAAGACACTTGCAGGTTATGGGCAATGTTCCTAACGCTGTCCGTTTCTTCTGCGGTGAATGCTGAACTTACTGTTTGAGCCATTCTAAGCCTCCGTAAGCGTTAGTGTGAAGTCAGACAGGTAATCCGTACCTCGTATGCTAAAACCCCGTTCAGCGAGGTCTACATGCACCATAGTGGCACTCACAGTGTAGTTAGTCTCGGTTACTTGCCAACTTTTAGTAGTTCCTGTTGATAGATAGGAATCATAGATAGCTTTGATAGTATCGTAGGCTGTTTTGTTAGTGTTCTGATAATCTAACACCCAAACCCTCTTATTAGCACCGAAGTAATCCCTAGATATACTACCGTCTAGCGTTCTGTTCTCAGTAGATTGTGTATTATTAGCCTCTGAGAAAGACTGCGGGGCTCTTAAGGCTTGAGAGTCGAGAAGGTAGCTCATCCTAGCATACTCCCAACTGTTGTGCCGTTCATCTTAGCTGCGTCTTTTAATGCGTCTACTATCATCTGAGCGTATTTTCTAGCGTCTTGTTGGCTGCCCATGTAGGCTCCAGCTTGAACGGTGACATTTATCACACTGCTACCACTAGTCATTTTATTTGTCTCATCTGCTCTGTGTATCTTTGACCCACGGGGTAACGTGACCATTTCAGGCCCTCGCTCGCCCACAATAGCATTCCCCCCCCTGAAGAAGTCCGTTCCACTTGCAAATTTCGGCACACTCCAACCCTTGCCACCTATCTCCGGCACCCAATCAGGAGCCTTAAAGCTAATTCTTCCTACGGTATTGTTCCACAAAGCTACTATCCCATAGAAAGCTGCTGCAAAAGGGGCAACCATAGAAGCAGCCAATCCGCCAAAGGCAGACTTAACCCAGCCAGGTATACCCATTAGAAAGTCCCTGACCGCATTAAAATCATTTATTATACCGTCTCTGGTCTGTCTGAAAGCTGAGTTTAAGTCTCTCAGCACTGATTGCCAGGCAAATAGTACAGCACCACCAATAGCAATAAACTGCTGTTGTGTGTTTCTGATGTTATCTATTGTCTGGCCTATAAACGTACCCATTGTTATAAACGCGTTAGTTATAGCTATGGTGTTGTCCACGACTTGTTTCCAGTCAACACTCCTAACAAATTCTTCAATCTTAGCTATGGCTATTGGTAGGTTGATCTCTAGCCAGTTAACCAATGCTTCAACTTTCAATCTAAACTCCTCTGTGGCTATGAAATTTGCGAGCCTATCTGCTAGAGGTGTGAGGGCATCCACGATGACCATACCTATACGTTCTTTAACTTCATCAAATTGGTTCTTAAGTATCTCCAAACGTCCGCCAAATGTCTTACCGGCAGCTTCAGCACTTCCACCAAATTCTGTCGCAAGTTCTTTCAAGATCATACGTTGAGCTTCGGCACTTCGTCCCGTCTCGACAAGATTTTTAATTACGTCTTGTTGGGCTGAGTTGAAGTTTACACCGACTCGCCTCAAAGCTGTTACCCCAAGTATTGGGTCTTGCAAAGCTTTACCTAATTGAATGGCACTTGATTTAGTGTCTTGGCCTAACGCAGTGGACATGTCTAATACTGTTTTGGTAGCCTCAGGGAATATGTCTTTTCCAATCTTAGTGAAGGTCAGCAGTAAGTTTTCAGCTGCCAACACATCCTCATCCGAGTATTTGGTCACTTTTTGAAGAGAGTCGGCTAGTTCAGTTGCTGCGTCTGCGGTCACTCCAGCTACACCGCCAGTAGATGCTAGGACTGCATTTAACTGAGCTAAAGACTCTTCGCTCTCTTGGAACGATTTAACAGATGATACTCCAAAGGCAACAAGTCCTGCTGTAACAGCAGCAGCAGCGACCCCAACGGCAGCTACACCCTTAGCAATCCCTCCCAGGGCATTGTCGGCATTTTGACCAAACCTTTTTAGAGTATCGCTAGCTCGGTCATCTGCGGTTATAACTGCTTTTATGTTTGCGTTAGCCATGCTTTGCTTCTATCCTTTGCTTCTCTGCTATTTGAGCATGGATGTATAGGTTTGTATAGAACGTGTCGATTGGCTCCTGTTCTAACTCTGCTTCTGTCATTCCAAATAACTTCCTATATAAATACTTGTTTACCTCTAAACTGTGGCCTGATCGGTTGAAGATGTACTGGTCGATTCGCTCTCGTCTTTTGGGTCGAGGTTAGGTTTGCCCTCCTCATCCGTCACTTGACCAGTTAAATACTGAAAGAACTTGAGTATATTCTCTGGGTCAAATTCTGCAACATCTTCTTTGTTTATGTCCTCACCAGCAAACTTGCCTGAAATAAACTGCTCAGTAAGAACAGCGACCATCATTTTGGTCGACTCTTCATTAGAAGTAGACTTTTTAACCTTAGTCACGAAGTCAGTATATTTTCCCACGGGCATTGCCTTAAATAGAACATACGACTCTTTATGCTTTTCCCCCAAATAATCTAAACTGACTCTTTTCTCAATTACTATGTTTGCCATCATTTACTCCTTAATTTTTTACATTTCTCGTACAGATTGATTAACTGCTGGGCTAACTCTGGGCTTCTCTGAGCGATATAACCCATGTTAAAAGCAAAACAGTCTAGGTTCGCACCGTACAAGCTGCTTGAAACAGATGTCGGCATGTCCTCATAGACTGTTATCTTAGTTCTTTTCTCACGTTGCATAACAACGCTCCTTTCTATTTATTAGTAGGTTGCTTGGGCGTTTACCAAAGTACAGGTTGAAATTATATCTAGTGCGTTAGCGGCATCGTAGTTAGCCTTGAAGTTGATGGACTGTTTGGCTATTTCGTTCAATGTGTAGTCCGGCTCCCACTCAGAGAAGTCTACTCTTGGGAATCTCATGGTAAAGATTGAGCTTGTTCCATTGGTAAGCTTAACTTCCATTGCTCGGTAGGTTCCGTTTAGCATATAGTCTCGGTAGGTGTCATCTTCTAGGTTAAGTTCTATCGTACCCTCAACTGAAATCTGTTGGTTCAATACATCCTCGGGTTCTACTGTTCCCATGACTGAATCAAACATTGTGTTCTTGTTAATTGTTAGTTCTAAGTTCTTTAGAGAGATGGCTGTGGCTGCTGTTAGATCACCAACGGCTGCTGCAAACTTAACTCCCACATGTTGGTGGAGGAACTTGCTACCCAGCGAGGTGAATACAGGGGCAATAGTAGTCCACTCATCAGCTGTCTTACTCTTGAATCCTAGTGTGTAGTTTACAATCCCGCTTGGCTCAACTGAAATCTGGAAGCTGTCTACCATGCCTAGTTTGTACATGTCTTTGCGGTCAGGGTCGCTCCAGTATAAAGATACACTCTGGTGCTGGTTGGAATTGCTTAGTGTATAAGTGTGTGTGTAAGGGTTAGATCCGGCAGTCGATGGTACTGCACCAAGAACTCCAGCTAGAACTACTCCTAAAGCCTTATCATATAACTGGGCTTCAACTTCGCCCTCGCCCATTTTCATAACAACATATTTAGAGTCACCGTCAGCTAGGACTCCCATGCCCTGATCTTCTCGTGCTTCTTCTACTGTGTCCTTAAAACTCATAGTAGCAAACGGCACCCAGAAGTAATCTGAGCTAGAGGTAGGTGGTACTCCCCTTGAATCTTCTATCGCTAGGGCTAGGCTTCCTCTTCGTCCTGCAAACTTAGTCATCTTTTCTCCTTATGCTACGGTTACTTCCGTATACACTCTTAATGTTACTTGTGCTGCTTTGGCTACTCCACCCTCGTAAGGGTATTTGCCCCACTGACAATCGGCTGCATTTACGAATAAAACTGTCGTGTCGTTTGGCAAGCTATCAAGCTCAAAGTCAGTATCGACTGCATTTATTATTTCGTCAACAACCTCACCGACAACTTTTTCGGTGTAGTCCAGTCTCTCGTATTCACTATTGGTTGGATAGTTCTGACCTTCGGGTAGTAAAATGACCACGTTATAAGCATATATTCTTGAGTTCTCGGCGTTGCTACTAAACTCTCCTTCTAAATCAGCTGCCGTTACGAACACCGCAGGCCAGCCATCGGGATTAGGTACTTCGGCAGGGTATACCTTTTGCACAGAGTCCAAGTTATCTATCTTAGATATAATCTGCTGTTTGATCATACTCATTGCACTGTAAATCATACTTCCCTACCTATCTCGTCTAATGTTTCCTGAACGGCCTTCTCAAATTCCTTATCAACTGCGTCCTGTTTGGTCTGAACAGCATCAAATAAGAATGGCCTGCCCTTCATGAACCTTGTACCATCGTGAACAAATGGGGCATATTCTATATCTGGTTGTATTACAGCCATCAGTGGATTGGGAAATTGTATACCCCGAACGGCAGCACTTTTCAATCCTCCAGTGATTACATTGATGCCCCTAGTACCACTGACGTTTATAATCTCTTCTTTCTGGATCTCAATAGCTGATCTACGAATAGCAGTGGCTAGATTCTTTTTCATTCTAGTGGGAGCTTTGTTAAAAGCAGTCCTAATCTCGTTTATATTCTTAATCTTTACATCTACTGTCATCGCTGGCCGTCCTGACTAATCAAGGTAAGTTCTTTGTGATCCTGCAAGAATGCACCTCCGTATTCTATGATACCTTTGACTGAGTAAACCTTATCGGTATCGATGATGTGAATCTCGTCACCCTCCTTAACGTCCACAGAGGCATCTACAAAGGCCGTCCACATCGTTCCGTACCTTCCACCCTCCATTGCTATTCGCTCCGGTGTCATGGGCTGTATGTCGCTCTTATAGGCAGTTAGAGTTGCAGACATTGAATATCTATTAGTAACGCCTATCCTGCGTTTTCGGAATATCTGAATTACTTCGTTAGGAAAGTGCAGTGTCATAACGAATCTGCTAAGTTATACCGTTTATACCTTGAGAGAAGATCGTCAAGCCCCAAAGAGTCTATGATTGAGTTAGATCCCGAGGAAGAATCAAAGTATTCGATAGATCGCTGGCCTTCTTGTTTCTTCTTGACCGCAGTTCCCGAAGCAGAGTTTTCCACATAATAACAGGCAAGGATTGCACAGGCTTCAGCTAGGTCGGCAGGGATTGTAGCATATCCTGCGGTATAGGTTACTCGGTATCTGTTCCATCCCCAGCCAACATTGACAACGCTCTCTAGTACACCAGCGGTTAGGTCGCTAAAGTACAATTCAGATTCTACGTTATCAAATCCACCATCAGATAAGGTTGAGTTTCTTCTCTGAAAGCTTGTGATAGCTGAGACAGGTGACATCCTAAGGACTATTGTGTTGTTGCCTGTTCCGTCATACTCTTCGTTGGTATAAGTGGCTTCCTTGAAGTGATGGTCTTGAGACAGCCCACAGTAGCCCTCAATAAAAAGAGTGGCCTGGTTTATTTTCCTCTTGATCAGGTTGTCCTGACTCGTATCTGAGGAAGCTATACCAAGAGATTCTTTTACGTCATTTACGCTTGTTAAGGCGTAACTTAGAAGGTCGGCCATCGTGTGTCCTATAATCCGTTGATGTCATGTCCTTTGTCTTCTCACCGTAGCCACCGTCTATAAGACCATGAGCTATGTTAGGAGTGACGTAGACTGTTTCACCTACTTTATATTGCTTGTGGGGTTTAATTATCTTGACTCTAATCATAATATCCTAGTGCTAGGTGGGGGCTTACCCCTCAAGCCTCCTAGCAAGGCATCAACGCTTTTAGTGCGTTATAACAAGCTTAAACTGTTCCTAAACCTGCAACTTCAACGATACCGTTGGTTAGTGCAAGCTCACCATCTACACGAGCTTCAACACGGACATAAGTCAGGTTGTTCTCGAAAGCTGAAGTTCCGCCTACGGTAGCTTCTGTTGAAACATCAACAGTAACACCTTGTCGGTCAGCAATGTAGTAGTCTCGGAAGTCGCCAATGAACGCCTTACCATCTGCAATGTCGTTCTGTTCGTAAATAGGACGACCTCGTAGGGTTTGGGTTGGGGCATTTGCTAGACCAGTAAGCAGGTATTGATCTGTTGTGTCTTTAAGGGTAGCAATCTTAGCCCATGTGTTCTTGTTGGCAACGACAACAGCATTTCCTCGGTAACCTTGTGGCAATTTGTAAAGAGCCTGGATCAATGTATCAGCTCGTGATGCATCGCTCGCACTTGCGGTTAATGTTTGGAAAGAGTAGTTGTCGATTCCAGTTGGTTTGCCTGATCCGTTTCCAGTCCAGAAAGCTTTGTCTTCTTCTTCAGCAAGAGCTGTACCCATAAGGCCAGCAATCATGCTTACGATAGAACCACCAGTACCCAGGCTTGCATCCGCAACCAATTCGTTTGAAAGGGGTACGATTGAGGCGATTGAGTATGGAGTCAAGACGATTTCACCGAACTGAGCAGTAGATGTGTTTTTAACTGCGGCTTCAGAACGCCAGAATGTCTTTGGACGGCTCGCTAGAGTTGGAAGGTGGAAGCTGTCAGTAGACACAGGTATAACTGTGGCTAATTGACGCATGATAGTAGCATCGCGTCTGTCTTCAACAATCATATTGGCAAACTCTTCCGGTACAAGGTAACCACCAGCTGCCGGAGTACCCTCAACGAGTACTTGCAACTTCTGACGATCTTGTCGGATTAGTGCTTCTACGAAGTGAATAGACTTCTTGCTAACTGTCGTGTTCTTCTTACCGCGTTGTACACGGTCAGCAACTTCAACTGTAACTTCTTCTAGTTTTTTAACAGATACTTCACCCATTTCAG